GCAATCAAATCGGACCAGTGACAGGCTCAATGCTTTCAACTGGTGTAACGGTGTATGGCGGGCCAAATACTGACTACACGACATTCTTAGACATTAAACCTTCACAGCGCCCGCCGGAATTAACAGCATATTGGCAATCCCGAGGCTATAAAATACCTTCTGGTAATACATATACAAATAGCAAAGGAAAGTCTTTCAGGATTGGCACTCTCGATTATGAAGATGCGTTTAAAGGACCGTTTAGTGATAGATTGATTGATGGTTTTTCATGTGCAAGTACGCGTGTTCCAATTGGTAGCGTACTTGCTCTTAAGAATCCAGATGGTACTCCATACAACCCAAGTGGTAAAAATCCAAGTGGCGTATACACGGTTCATGATACTGGAAATCAGGAGCTAACATATAAAAAGGTTGATATCTTTGCATTAAATCCTGAACCATATAAAGCATCTAATATGGCAGCAGTTCAAGTATTCCTAGTTTCACGTGGAAGCAAAGAAGCTCCACAATACAAGAAAGCTCAGGCGCGCTTCGGCCCATAAGATGTCACTATATAAATACGGTAAATGAATAGCATTCTTTCAGATTACAATCATCCGGGTTATGTGCCTATTGTAACTAGAGATATTATCTATTCTGATTTGGATATGACATTAACCAAAGGTAGCTCAAACGATATTGTTCCGCTAACTGATATTGATGCTATCAAAAATTCAATTCGCAATCTTGTCTTATGTACAACATATGACAGGCCATTTGAACCTTATCTTGGGACGCGCCTAAGAGGTCTTTTATTTGAAAACGTAACTCCTCTTACGGCAATTGCTGTTAAGGACGAAATTCTAAATGTCATTCGCAAATACGAATCTCGTGTCTCAACGGTCAAGGTTAACTTAATTGACATGTCCGATGAAAACGCATATCATGTCACAGTTGAATTTGCAATCAACAACCAAAATCCACAAACAGTGGAGTTCATAATCAATCGTTTACGATAATGCCTGACAAACTTAACATCACTGAGCTAGACTTTGATACAATCAAAAATAATCTTGTCACATACTTTAAGAATGTGACAGATGAAAGAGGACAAAAGCCTTATCAAGATTATGATTTTCAGGGTAGTGCATTAAATACTCTTATGAGTATTCTTGCGTATAATACTCATTACAATGCAATGACGGCTCATATGGCTGTTAATGAAACTTTCATTGACAGCGCACAGCTACGCAGCAGTGTAGTATCGGCCGCAAAGTTACTTGGTTACGTTCCCCGCAGTGCAACCTCTAGTCGTGTTGATGCATCAATTGTAATCACTGCAACGCCAACAAACAATTCATATAGTCTACCCGATTCGTTATATTTGGATCGAAACACGACATTTAAAGTATCTTCTTTGTATAAGGTATACTATTACACTCTTAAGGACGGCGCGACATTTCAAAAAGTAAGTGGTACGTCAACATATATTTCACAATCATCTCCTTTATTTTTAGTTGAAGGACAGCGTGTCACAAAACGATATCCAATTAATGGAGCATATGACTATGAAAAGTATGTCATCGATGACGAGAACATTGACATGTCAAGTTTAATTGTTAGAGTTTATCCTAATCCAAATGATACGGATAATGTAACAGAATATTCTCGATATGAAAATATCAGTCAGACATCGCCTGAAGCGGCTCTGTATTATGTAGCTGAAAATTCTTTAGGGAAGTTTGAAATTACTTTTGGTAATGGTGTAATTAGTCGCAAGCCAAATCCTCTTAGTGTATTAGAATTGGAATACATCATAACAAATGGTTCACAGGCAAACGGTGCCAGCGGCTCGTTTAGTTTAGTATCTAATCCATTTGCTAACACTTCAGAAATTGTATATTCATTTGCTATCAATGTAAACGGACCATCAACTGGTGGAAACGATCGTGAAAGTGTCGATGAAATACGATCCAATGCAACATCCAGTTTCGTTTCACAAAATCGTGCAGTTACAGCTGATGACTATAACAGCATCATCGTTAAGGAATTTCCTCTTGTTAAAAGCGTAAGCATTTGGGGTGGAGAAGATAACGATCCTCCTCAATATGGCAAGGTGTTTATCTCTCCTAGCAAAGAAGAGGCCAATGAAGAGGCTGACATATTAACTGAATCCGAGAAGAGACAGCTTTTAGGGATTATTGCAAATAAGAAAGTCATTGCTATAATACCCGAGATTGTTGATGCGGAACGTATTAACATTATTCTTGATGTTCTCTTCAAGTACAACAGTAACATTACGACTTCTACAAAATCTGAGCTTGAAAATAATTTAAGATCTGGGGTAATCACTGATTATAACAATGTTCAGCTAAAGGGGTTTGGTAAGATCTTTAGGCATTCGGAGTTTACAAAAAAGATTGATAACTCTTCGGCCGCAATACTAAATTCACATGTCCGAGTGTTCCTATCTAAGGATATAACCATTGATCCTACATCATTTGCAAACATTACGGTTAAGTATGGATCACCATTGACGGTTGACGATGGAATTGCGGTTGCCTCATCTGCAGTAACATCAGACACGCCATGGGAATACGACGGTATTCGGGTTTACCTCGCAGACAAAGAAGATCCGACGTCAATGGATAAGAGAATACTATATACATACTCTATCGCAACAAATGGGTCTAGGTATACAGTAAATGATAATGTTGGAAGTATTGTTTTATCAACCGGAATCCTGACAATATCACCTCTTGGAATATCGGACGATCCATTTGATGTCTCAATAGATTTGATTCCAATATCAGATGATGTTGTTTCAAAAAGAAACCAAATTGTAAAAATCGATGTTGCGCGTTGCAACATCTTTGGATATGTAGACGAAATTGCGGTTGGTGGAACAAGCCGTAGTATTAACTATCAAACATTTAAGCGCGACCGATAATGTCAATATCCGTGGCAAGTGCAGCATCAATAGCACACAACGAACCAACACGCTCAGCTTCTCTTTTTCCCGGATATGTTCGGGAAAACCCAGACGCTAAGATTGTGCAAATGATTCGTCACTATTATGAGTACCTAAATTCAAAAGATAATCCATCGCATGAATTAGAGAACTTAATTAGTAATCATGACATTGATGAAATGTCTGACAAATACTTAACGGCTATTGAATTGCAAATTGCTAAGTCTGTTCCTAACAGTGTAACGCTTGATAAGAGACGTCTCTTTAAGATCATTGCTCAATACTACAAGACGCGCGGGTCTGAAGAAAGCATTCACATTTTCTTTCGTATATTTTTCAATGAGTTTGTGACTATATTTTATCCATCGTCTGAGTTGTTTCATACATCAGACAATCAGTCCGAATCATCTACAAATTTTAGGTTACAGGATGGTGAACGTTGGCAAAAGTATTCGTATGAAATTCGAACACTCAATAACCCTTTACAATGGAAAGACTCTTTCCTTAAGTTTGTTCATCCAGCTGGATTAAAACTACTTATTGCAGTTATTGTTTTTTGCTTTGCTGAAAATAACTGGGAAGGATCACTAGAAGATTTTATTAACAATCCTGATGCATTATCTCCAGACGAATATTGGAACAACATCAAGATGGAGGCTATACTCGGAAAGCATTCTCCAAAATGGCAACCAAATACAGATGCACCAATCGACTATCTGTTCAAGGTAATTATTGATTCTGCTCATAGTTACAGAACGCATACATACCCAATTCGTGGTATCAGCGAAGATGAACTTTATGCAGCTGTATTAAATGTACTTCTTGATTTAAGTTTACTTTCATATGGGTCGACACCTGGATTTCGCAGTGAATATCAGATATGGTTAAAATATAAGGATTCTCTAAAAATTTCTGATGGATATTCTAACCTAACGATTGATGACGCATCAGCTGCATATCGACCAATGAACGAATGTCGATTCGAAGTTATGACGCCGACGATTGAAATTGAAGACGACTATGTTTTAGGCTATGTAAATGCAACAATAGGTGCAAGCGGCTCTAGCGGATGCATTGGTGCCACAGGAGCAAGTGGCGCAACCTGTATTTGGGAAACTTCATCAGTTGAGGAGGTCATTCCTCCTGACATCAGCAATATGTATGACTATACAACTGCAAGTGGAAACTTAACATATACTTCAGTTGATAACTTAACCAACACAATCGCAATCAGTGCTGACAATCGAGGTCCTGATGGTAATCTTATAGTTGTAAGACTGCTAAATCCAATCGCAACTGTTACACAAAACGATTTGGTTGCAATCGACATATTTGGAAATAACATTGCGATTACTCCAATGCCGGGTGCTCTATGCAGTCACATAACAGCTGCTCTGAATTTGTATGCAGGTAACCTTATAACAGCAACACAAACAACTCCAAATCGTGGAGAAGTAAAACCAAATCTATCATTGACAGACGTTGCCTCCGTTACGTTAAGCGGCGGATCAAAAACAATCAATCTCGAAATCGCAATGCAGCGACAACATCGTTATGGTTACATCCCGGAAGCAGATGAAATTATATTCTAACTCATATAAATACTTATAACATCAAAGAGACATGGCCGCAATCATCACTGAGAATTACAGAAAGTCTTTAGCTAAGCTATTGGACGAAAATCTACAAGATTCAATTAATAATTACTACATTGGCATTGGCAAATCTGATGAATGGTATGAAGATCTTTCGGGTGGATTGTCTGCTCCCTTTCCTCAAGGTACAACTGGAGATTCGTTAAACTTACTTGGTAATTTAACAGATCTGATAAAGATGAGTTTTGCTGACTATTCACGTGTCATACCCAACGTAAATCCAACAACAGTTGCATCATACTATAAGAAATTTGACCCATATGATGCATCGTGTTTATATCCTTCTACAATAGGAGGTCTTAGTTATAAGCCTGCATACTTTATCGAGCCATCAAGCGGTAATGTGTTTTTAGTTTTAGACGCGCCGACGACGGCGACTACATTAGCAGTAACAAGCTCCGATCCAATTCCATACACATTTTTCTTAAATGGTAACACTGGAGACGGTGCGGTTGAAATGATAACAACCACTTCCGGATATACAATTGTATGCATTGGGAATATTGATCCAAACAGCAAATTTAATAATTCGCAATTTGTTGGAGTAGAAGAAGATCTTAATACATCAGGCACTCTTAAATACAAAGGAGTTGTTTATGGATTCCACGTCGCAAACGGTGGTGTGTATAGTGGTGATGGAACATCTGTCGCTGGAACTGTTACAGTGTATGAATCCGGCTCAACTGTAATGACGTACGCAGCTCCGCTACAAATTCCAGTCCTATGCACAATTTTTGAAGGGAAGATAACTTCGGTTAGACCAACATCTGCATATTATTCCGACCTTGCGACAAACGCTTCTACCTTAAGCGGTTTTAGCTTTAAGAAGCCAACTGCTAAAATTGCGATTACAGCCGAAGGCATCACTCAGACCACTGAGGCCACCATTTATCCAAATGTTTCAAACACAAATGGATTTAAGTACGACATGACTGAGTATACACCTGCATGGTATGTCTGCTTCCTCGCAAACACTAATGTATCGTCACAGGACGTTTATACAAAATACTCTCAGGTTTCATTGATTAGAAATCCAACCTTAGACGGAGCTCTGTCTATTTTAAATGTAGCTTTTCAAAATATGAAGAAAAGCTTCACGCTGGCAGGTTACACTGCTTCTTCGATTGATGAAACGTATTCTATTGTTCAAAAGAACGGCTCTGGTCAGATTGTAAAAAGACTTGGTACTGTTGATTCATATAAGCAAAATGGAGACGATGTTGTCATCTATTACACAAACAGCGCTAAGCACGGATTTGATAAGCCACTCACTACTTCTGGAAATACAATTGTATTTGTAAGTTCAACTGGGGTTGAAACGGCTACATCAATTGTTCCAAGCAGCCCAAGCACTCCAACAGTTAATACCGCCGATGTACTCTTTATAGATAATCGTGCGACAATTAATCGTAGTGCTGATCAAAACGAAGAACTTAAAATCATCATCCAACTATAATGGCAATTACTGCATACAATACAACTTACTGCGACGACGTTAACGTGCCAGACTCTAACGGTAAAACACCGTTGGATAAAAATTACATGCGTATCCTATTTAAGCCAGGATATGCAGTTCAAACACGTGAACTAAATCAGCTGCAGTCACTCATTCAAGCTCAACTTGATCGTCTCGGCGATAGCATTTATCAGAGCGGTAAGCCAGTAATTGATGGTAGCGCTCGATTTGATGATCAGCTTGAAATCTATAGTGTAGATGTCACAACATCGACTCCGCTGATTGATTTAGACGAAAACCTTACGGATGATGTATTTGATTTTACATCATACAATCGTGTTACTCGCACTACAGTTGGAGTAAGCGCCGAACTACCACTGCGCGCAAAGGTTGTTATAGTTGAGCCGCTAGAGCCGCCTACTATAGATGGTCAATATCGTTACAAGCTTTTTCTTAAGAATACAAATTCCGAAACGAGTGCAACCCAAACAAATATCTCGAAGTATTCCGTCGGCGATCTTTTATCATTAGATAACAGTCAAGATGATACTGTTGGGTCAATTGGTTTAAACGTTACATCGGTACATTCTTCGGTGGGAGCACAGGTTGCAAAAGGGGTATACTTCATCAAAGGATGCTATGTTCCAGTCGATGAGCAGTATGTTGCAACTGATATTCCAGCGAATTCTAAATTCACCGGATATGCAGTTCTTAAAGTAACCGAAGGCATTGCTACATCTGAGACCGACGAGACTCTTCTTGACAATGCTCGAGGATATCTTAACTACAGCTCACCTGGAGCTGATCGCTATTACATCGATCTTAAGTTAGAATTGTTAAGCGGAACTGATATACCATCGGATGAAAAATACATTACGATCTTAAAGATTGTTGATGACAAGGTGATGGTCAATTACGCTGAAGCGGAATTTACTGGGATTGATGATAAACTTGCAAAGCGTACATATGAAGAGTCAGGTAACTATGAGGTTAACCCATTCCCAATTCATATTCGTGAAGCGTATAACGATCTAACAAATGGTGGTCTCTACGTAAATAACCAATTACTTGATAACGGCTACACAAATGCTGCGGCTGCGCAAGAAGACTTGATATGCACGCTCGATCCATCGGTTGCATATGTTAAAGGATATCGTGTACAATTGAATTCTGCAATTCCTTTGAAATTTTCTAAAGCCAGAGAAACCGACAGTTTACAAAATGTTGGTATTTCAGCTGACATGGGAATGTATGTCGATGGTATATTTGATTCGGGTAGTGACATTCCAGACATTGAGAATGTAGAAACGATCTATACTCTTAAGTCTGGGACTTACGGCGCCGCGACAATCGGAAGCACCCGCATCCGTTCAATTGAATCAAATGGTGATGGAACATATCGCCTTTTCCTATATGACATAAAATTTATAGGAACATCTGAAATTCGTACTATTCACGAAGATACGAAAATCGTCTTAGGCAGTTCTATTACATTTATCTCAGACACAGTTCTTAAAGATGCTGATGTTCGCACTGCTCTTTATGATCTTCCATTTTCTCCAATAAAGAACATCGAAGATGTACAAATTCTTAAGAAGAAAGTCTTTAGTAACGTATCTGTCACAAAGACCGACTCTACGGTTGGCACACTTACAGTTGTAACTGATACTGGGAGCGCATTTGATAAGAGCCCGACAAACATTATTGTTCGAGTCGCTGGTCTTGTGAGTGGAGCTCCATCAACGGCAATAGTTACAGACATAAATGTTACTCAAGGAACCAGTTCAAATACTCTAACCTTGACATTGAACGGTTTACCCGCAGGCATCACGTCTGTAACGGCAACTGTTATTGCTTCTGTGACTGGCACTGCTAAGCGAGGTAATAAAATTCTTAAGACAGCGACACGCACAATAAGTAATCCTGTCAATGGAGTACGTACACTCACTGGCATTAAGCATCTTGTGTCTGTTACTGGTCCTAGTGGTCCTACATATGAAATTGTTAATGATGGACAATATGATTCTCATTATGAAGACGCAACGATTAGAATAACTAAAACGGGTGAGGACACTGTGCCAGTTACTCTTACCGTTACATACTATGACTTTGATACGTCCGACGCGGTTTATTATGACGCTCTCAGTTATAAGAAGACCGTCGTAAGCGGAGGAATAACATCGACAGTTCAAATACCTCTTGAGGATATTCCATCATATGGTACTACTCCGCTCATTGACGTTCTTGACTTCCGCTATGTACTTGGCGCATCACAATTTTCTCCAATTGATCCATACAGCACAATCACGTTTGATCTTGAATACTACATTCCTCGAATTGATAGCGTAGTCGTTAACAATATCGGAGAATTTTCAATTCTTAAAGGTGTTGCTTCAACTGAGCCTAGGAAGAGATCTATTCCATCAAACGCGATGGAGTTATACACTCTTAACATCGGCCCATATACATTCGGTCCTGACGACGTAGATATAGAAAAGATTGACAATAAGAGATACACAATGAGTAACATCCGCTCATTAGAAAAACGAATCTCAAATCTTGAATACTACACGACGCTTTCATTGCTTGAAAAGAACGCAAATGATGCGACTATTCTCGATGACCTCGGTATTGACCGATTTAAGAATGGTTTTGTAGTCGACAATTTCATAGGTCATAATGTAAGTGATACATCCGAAGGCAACAGCGTGTGCGCGGTTGATCCAGATACCAATGAGTGCCGCCCCGCTTTCTCAACAAGAAGTCTTAAACTTAAGGCATTTAGCACCGCTCAGGTAATGCCTGAAGGCTGGTTGAGCGGTGTACATGATCGTTCAATAACTTTACCGTATAAACCACTTGCTTATATCAAACAGAGCGCGGCAAGCGAATCACGCACAATTGTTCCTCTTGACACAGCAACAGCTGTTGGTAAATTAAGTCTTTACCCATCAGCAGATTATTGGTGTGAGACAAATGAAATTGCACCAAATGTTGTTCAAAATGACTCGCTTAAAGATTCATTTATAAACGTTCTAACCGGACTGGAAGACGTGCTTGATGTTGACATTCTTGGCACTGAATGGAATAGCTGGACCGCATACTGGGGCGGGAAGCCGGTGAACTCATACAGAAAGAAGACTCGTAAGAAAATAAGAAAACGTTTTGCTAATCAGATTGAATACCGCAGAGACGGATTAACCACATCGATTGGTACTGATAATACGACCGTTGATTTAGGTGAACGTGTGGTTGACCTTTCGGTTCGACCATATATTCGTCGCCGTTACATTTATTTCAGCGCCAAAGCTCTTAAGGCCAACACTATTTACTACCCATTCTTTGATGGAGTTGATGTTGGATTTACTTGTTACAATCTAACTGAAACTGAGTTTAATGAAAGAAAGAATGATGACATCGTAGGACCATATCTACCTGAAATTACACCAGGTAGCCAAACACAAATTAAGTCAAACGAAGACGGTGAATTATTTGGAGTGTTTGTTGTACCAGACTTCACGAAGTCTGGTTTGCGATTCTTGACGGGTGAACGTGAATTTAAGTTATCAGATTCTCCAAGAAATTCTTCTCCAGAGATAACGAGTTATGCATCAACTAACTATGTTGCATCTGGAATGACTAAGACGGTTCAGTCAGCGATTCTTTCGACGGCCGTTCCTGAACTTGTAAGAACACCAGTTGCTGAAATCAGAATCAATAATGTAACTCATACTGTTGCTAACAGTCATGGTGTATGTGGATATCAAGACCCTATTGCGCAGAGCTTTTTAATCGACAATGATGAAGGTATCTTTGCTGTTGGTATTGACTTATTCTTTTCCAAGAAATCTTCCACAAATACTCCAGTTGAAATTTATATTGTTACATGTGAAAATGGGATGCCTACGCAAAATGTAGTTCCACTCTCAACGGTGATTAAGAAGACAGCTGATGTGATTGTATCTGACAATCAACTTCCAGGACCTCCGACATATTTTGAATTTGAACAGCCAGTGTACCTATCTCCATATCAAGAATATGCAGTCGTTTGTAAGAGTACTGATGTTGATTACAAAGTATTCACGGCAACATTAGGTCAACCCAACATCGCAGATGCTGGACAGACTATCTCGAAGAATCCATACGGAGGCGTATTCTTTGTCAGTGCAAACTCATCAACATGGACGCCAGAACAAACAGTAGATCTTACATTTACTTTATACCGTGCTCAATTTGATGCAAACTCTCAAAAAGAAGTTGTATTTAATACTCCATCAGTACAAACGCTAAGAAGAATCCAAGTTACAAATGCTGGTTCAGGTTACACGTCAGCGCCAACAGTCACTATTGATGGTAGCGCAACCGCGTATGCAGTTCGAAATTCAAGTGACGGAATCTCTGAAATTGTTATCACGAATCAAGGTGAAGGCTATACCAACATTCCAACGGTCACAATTGACCCGCCAGGATCGGGCGGTACACAAGCAACAGCAATAGCAGTGATGGCTAATCATCAGGTCTCTAACTTCGTCTTAGATCAAGATACAGTTGAGCTTGCAATATCAGCTGACATCAAAACATCAGTTACAAATCAAATCACCATTATTGGTAACAATTATAAAGTTGAAGCCGACTCTACATATGAAGCATATAAGAGCAAGAAGGCATGGTCCGATGACGAGGATGGTGTGAATCGTAATAATTTGGTAGAGCTTACTTCTACTCTATATACTACTTCTGATTATATCACTCCAGTCATTGACACTGACCGCCTAAATGTTAAGTTGATTCGCAACAACATCCAAACGGATACAGCAAAAACTTCTCGCTATGTTACACGTGACATTCAATTAGCCGAAAAGGCAGATCAGCTTGATATTTACTTTGACGCAAATCGACCATCCACTGTGTGCAATCTAAACGTGTATGTTAAGTATGATGACAGNGGGGATTGGATCAGCGTTCCAATATTGAATCCACGATTCATCCCAGTAAACACCGATCCTGATACGTTTTCTGAAATTCATTATCAGATTAAATCTACACCTAGCGAATTTGGTTCATTTAGAGTTAAGATTGAATTTGTCGGTGCAAATATTGTTGACGTCCCACGTATTAAAAACTTCAGAGCAATTGCTACCACATGAGTTTAAGTCATATGGTCCCGGTTGATGAGTATCGCGATTTATGTCGCGATACTCAATCCAACTCTATCGTTAATACAAATAGAGATGCATATCTTAATGCTAAGATGAAAAAGAAAGCGATTGCTCAACAAAAGTCTGAACATGCACAAATGAAAAATCAGATTGAAGAATTGATAAAACGATGCGAAGTGCTAGAACATCAAGTATCAAAGTTAGCAGGTATAAATAGTTAAGATATATGGAAACAATTGATTTTGACCTATTTGGCGCCACTGGTGTATTGGGCACCGATACATTTGAGACATGGAGACTAAAGACCAATGGAATAATCGGAAAGGTTAGCACCATCAATTCTTCCTATGCTTCACGCAATGGTGTTTTGCTATTGGATAATTCCGCACAAACGGTATTAGGTAACAAAATTTTCAGTAACGGAATTACGGTTGGCGGAAGTGGTGGAAATGTACCTCTTACTGTCAACTCTTCAAGTGAACTTTTGCTGACAAACAACTTAGTAATTCTAGGAGATAAGACTCTATCAGCTAACACTTTAATCTCTGGAAGTGGTAAGCTTACTCTTGGCGGAAGAACATATCAGTGGCCAACACTCAAGGAAGACCAAATTGAAGGTTACGTATACCATAATCCAGCTGGCAATATTGCGTTTGAGAGTTTGAACACTGTTGTTGACAAAGTTAAGCTCGGCATTGCTAAGTCCGCTTTAGTATCAGCTCAAGAAATTACTCCAGTTGGAACCGTTATTGGTGTTAGACTAAATTCAGCTCCTTCAACTGGATTGATTGAAAACACTTGGTTACTATGCGATGGTGAAACTACATACAATTCGGAAACATATCCTGAACTGGCTGCTAAATTAGAAGCGCCTAATCCTGGAACATTCACGACTCCCGATTTGAGAACCAAAGTTCTTATGGGATCAAGCGGTGCAACCGGATTCATTGGATCAACAGGTGCAACGGGTGCTCCATCATATTACGATGTACATTATTACATTAAAGCTAAAAAGGATGCGACCGTTACGTTTACACTCAACAGTGGAAATGGTGTCACTCTATTAGGTAAGGATGCTAACTCTTCAATTGATATTTACGGTGGAACGGTTTCGCTAAACGTAGGCTCTGAATTTACGTTTGATATCAATAAAAGGTTGTTACTATCAAACGGTGAAATATCTTATACGAAGTTAGCAAATGCGTCGACGACCGCTGCAACTGGATCTATAGGAATTCCTCTTAGAGATACAAATGGTTATGTTCGAGGAAACACACCCGGTATCGTAGGACCTACCGCTGAAGGATCAATTCTCGTCAATAAAGCTTATGTTGATAACCTGGCCGAATCAAAAGATCATAAGATCCGAAGTCTAAATGGAAAAGGTTATAATTCTTACGGTGTGCAACCATACCTCGGAGCAGTATTTGTAAATTACGAAAACCATGTTAAGGCATATGGAGCATCCGACGGTTCTCGTGCATTACGATATGGAGATGTTTATAGTAATGCTCTTGGGTACACGCTTCCGATATACTCTAAAAATGCTACGAACGTTTATTCTGATACATATAACACATACATAAAATATGCAGATGATACTGTATATTCGTATGGATGGAATTCTGTTCGCAAAACGGGCGTTGCTCTCCCATTGGCATCAGCAACATACCTCACTTCACCAAACCTCGCGTTTGACGGAGAACCAATTGATGAAGTTATTTTAAGTTACTCCACGGCCGAGACGGTATATGCAATAACAAAGGATGGTCGCCTATGGGTTGCAGGAAGCAATCGGTATGGTCAACTAGGGCTTGGCTCAAGTGCTCCAGGCGCCGGCACCTCCACAGCTTACCTTCCGCGTGCAACAAATCCAGGTGGAAAGACTGTTAGAAAAGCATGGCTAATTGGAGACGGTAACGCGCAGACTGGATATGTTTTAGCAACAGACGATACATTGTGGGCATGTGGTTATGGTGGTTGGGGTCAAATGGGTCGGATCAATTTCAGCAATAGTAATCCGACATGGGTCCCAGTCTTAAATCCAGTAACATCTTCTTATACCGGCGGTACAACTGCATATGATTCAGGTACTTACACCTCTACATCTCCACATGGATTGCAAGATTATGACATCGCCAAGTCCGGTACACTTAATTATGTAGTGAAAGTTTTATCTGCTAACACCTTCCAATTATGTAGTAATGATTTGTTAGTGCCTATCACATCGTCGACGGCACCACTAACATTTAGCGGGAGCACTCAAATTCATAAGCGAATGACTGGCATAGCAAATGCTGCATTTGGTGGAACTGGAGGCTTGACATTTGGTTATATTCAAACGACAGATGGAACTCTATATGCATGGGGGTATGGCGGTTATGGTCAACTAGGAAATGGATCAACTGCATATAAATCACTCCCAACTGCAGTAGAAAAAACAATTGGTTCAACCGTTAAATCCCAAGCACTATACACTGGATTAGACCACACGGTGCACTTTGTTTCAACGGCCGCAACAGGCAATCATCTGTATGCATGTGGAAGAAATAACTATGGTCAGTTAGGTATCGGCCAAAACGTAGGATACCAAAGTCAATTTCAAAAAGTATCGGTTGCGAATCTAAGCGACAGCGGTCTCCAAATTACAGGCAATGATTACTCAGTACACCAATTCTTTAGTCCTGGAACCAATTGTAGATTTTGTGTATTTCAATCAGGCACCAATAAGAAATTAACTGCATGGGGTGAAAATCCATACAACAAGTTAGGAACACATAATAACGCAGCCTCACACAATGCTCCACAAAACGTGTATGTTGAAAATGATAGTAATGTAACTGATGTACAAACTACAATTATACGTGAAAGTAGTGGGCACTTAACAACACTTATGACTGCCGACGATAGCCAAGAATACGGCGATTTGCATACGTGTGGTTATCATTATTATAATGTTGGTGCCTTCCCGAACGACGCAGCGGTTCCATACTTAACAAAATCTAAAAACATTTAATAAATACCTTTATGTCAGATATCCCAACACGCGTGATTGTAAAATCAAGCTCAGTCCCTTCAGCGGTACCAACATCTGCGTTTTTGGAACGCGGTGAATTTGCTTTAAATTATGCTGACGGGAAGCTCTATTACAAAGATGAAGCCGATAACATTAAGTTCATTGGTCAAGATCTAATTGGCGCAAGCGGCGCAACTGGCGGTAGTAGTGGAGCAACCGGAGCGACAGGAGCAACCGGTCCAACCGGTCTTCAAGGCACGCAGGGTCCAATTGGAAACACCGGAGGGAGCGGAGCAACTGGAGCAACTGGTGTAAGAGGATCAACTGGTCCAACTGGAGCGACTGGAGCGACAATCGTATCAGCTGAAATCGGATATGATGGAAATCTTTTCTTAACGCTATCAAATTCTTCAGTCATTTTAGTCGGAGACGTTGTAGGAGCAACTGGCGCACCTGGAACAAGTATTACCGTAAAAGGTGCAGTCGATATTTTCGACAACCTTCCTCCATCCACTAGTAATACGCAAGGTGATTTATGGATTGTTGCCTACACCGGCCATGCATGGGTTTGGGGTGGATCTGGCTGGGTTGATGCTGGAAGTATTGTAGGACCTCAAGGCCCATCTGGAGCAACAGGTGCTACCGGGTCCGCTGGTCCAACCGGCGCAACTGGGCCGCAGGGATTAGTTGGAGCAGCTGGAGCAGCTGGTCTTAACG